AGGATGTTCTGGTTTGATAAACACGAACCACATACGACATTCATGGATATTAGGCAGGAGATATTTGAGATACATGGCAAAAAGGTCAATGTCAATCCTGATGTTGTTGGTGATTTTCGTGATATTCCTTTTGAAGATAATACATTTAATTTAGTTGTGTTTGATCCACCACATTTAAAATGGGTAGGGCCTAATTCAATAATGAAAGCCCAGTATGGACAACTAGACAAAGTTACCTGGTCGGAAGATTTGGCTAAGGGCTTTAAAGAATGTATGAGAGTTCTAAAAATTGGAGGTACGCTAGTCTTCAAATGGTCTGATTGTCAAATCAACGTTAAAGAAGTGCTTAGAGCCATACCTTTTAAACCATTGTTCGGGCAACAAAGAGGTACTACTCATTGGATGACATTTATGAAATTCGAGGAGGTAACAGATTGAAACGATTTATCGCAATATGGATTTTATTGTCTGCTGGATTAAATATCTGGCAGAGTATCCACATTAAAAAATTAGAAGAGAAGAAGCCGATTGTCGTCTATAAAGCCGATAATCAAGGCGCTGAGATATTTGGTAAGGTCGTTGAAAAGGGGCGGCATGGGAAGTTGTATACAGTGACTATCAGGGATTACGGGGTGTTCGTAGTTACGAAGGAGCAGTATGAGAAAGTGAAAGTTGGGGATGAGGTGAGATTATGATACAAAAGTTTAGAGCGTGGGATAAGCACGGACACAAGATATTTGCTAATGACGAATTGATTATCTGGAATGGTAATGTCTATGCGAACGATAGCAAAAAGCTTACCTGCAACAATTTAAGAGGATGGTCGATTGATGATGAATATCTTATGCAATCAACAGGACTCAGAGACAAAAACGGAAAGGAAATCTTTGAGGGGGATATTATTACAAATGGTCCAGATGTTATGTGTATGAAGAGACATAACACGCTAGGTTTTTATGTGGAGAAAAAAGGCAAGGTTGAATTTATTGCAGACTGTGCCATTTTAGAGGAATTTGAAGAGGATGCTAAAGAGATTGCTGATAGCCTTGAAATCATCGGCAACATCTACGAAAACCCAGAACTTTTGGAGGAGAAGAAATGAACCCAGAAATAATTGATAACGTAAACAACCCAAGTCATTACCAAGGTCGGTATGGCATGCAATCTATCGATGCTTTAAGAAATTTCATGACACCAGAACAACTGAAAGGCTTTTATCTTGGAAATGCTTTGAAATATCAGTTGCGCTTCCAAAAGAAAAACGGTCTTGAAGATTTGAAGAAGGCTCACAAGAATCTTGATTGGCTGATTGAGGAGATGGAACATGAGAATTAAAACATCAAACGGAGTAATCATCAATGTTGATAAACCTAAAAATAGCATTACTGTTGAAGGTGTTGAGTTTGGGTCAGATTGTCGTGCTTTGGTATCAAAGCACAGAGATGGTACAGGGACAATCACATTAGTCTTTGAAGGAAAAATTATTTGAAAAAAGGAGCAAAAACAATGTTTACACAATACGATCACGAAACAGGAAGAACTAAAATTACAAAACTTGCAAAAGGTGGCATCATTACAATTGCAGCTATTGTCTCACTTGGTATTTTTCGGGTGACTGCTGTGAAGCGCATCCCTGCCAACACTGTAGGTGTAAAAGTTAGTGCAATTGGAGGAGTGCAAGAAAGTACCTTACAAACAGGCTATCATCTGAAAATGCCTTTCATTGACACGGTGTATACTCTATCGACATCAGTTCAAACAAAGACGATGGAGAAAATTACAACTCAGACAAAAGATGGGCAATGGCTGAATACTAACATTGATGTAAAGTACCGAGTAAATAAAGAGAAAGCTATGACAGTTTTCTCAAATTATACGACTTTGGAAAATGTCAATGATAGTGTAGTATCTCCAGCAGTACAGCGAGCGATTGAGTCTGTTACAGGTAATTATGATATCTATGATATTCTTGGAAATAAGCGGACAGAAGTCTATGAGGCTATTGATAAAGCATTAAAAGAGAAATTTGAGTCTTATGATTTGGAGTTCGTTTCCTTTTCGATAACCGATCAAGATGCAGGTGATGAGATTGAAGCTGCGATTAAGAATGAGTCAGTCAAACAAAAGGAAATTGATACAGCTAAACAAGAACAAGAAAAAGCTAAGGTTGAAGCCGACACCAAGAAAGTTCAAGCTCAAGCTGAAGCGGATGCCGGCATCATCAAAGCAGAGGGTGAAGCCAAAGCCAACAAAGCGAAGTCAGACTCAATCACAGATAACCTTATCCGCATGAAGGAAGCGGAAGCCAGAGAAAAGCATGGTTGGGTTACTGTCAATGGCGCAGGCGGCGTGATTACTAATCATGAGTAAAATATTATCAATTGCGTAAAAATACATCAGGAGGTAAGGTTTGGCAATAGACATCAAAAAAAGATTGAAGGCTCTGCCTTATATTGATATCAAAGCGAAGTCAAAGCATCAGGAAATCATCAGTTTGAAGTCAGGTATTTTACGAGGGCAGCAGTTCGATAGCATGCCGAAATCAAAAAGCAACAAGAATCAAACTGAAGAATTGAATGTGTTGATCATTGACAAGTCAGATCAGCTATATGAAGAAATCAAACAAATGTACCACGAACGTGACGAACTCGTTCAAGCGATTGAGTCGCTCGATGATCCGATGGAAAACATTGTGATGCGATTATTGTATATTGACGGATTGTCTTGGAAAGAGGTTCAAATCAAACTAAATTGTAGCCCTGCCACCATCCAGCGAGCAAAACATAAAGCGTTATTAAAATTATCTAAAATGTATGATAAGAATGATAGCAAATGATAATTTTAATGTGGTAAATTAGTATCATGAAGAATAGCAGAGAGAAAACCTCTGCTTTTTTTGTGCACTAACAAGGAGGTGAGGATATATGGTAGTTGTTGAGCCAATCAGAAATAGAGATGATGTTCAGCTTATGATTGAATGGCTGACGAAGCATAGCGCAGTCAAAGAGTCAGATAGACAACGCAACCTCATGCTCTTTCTTTCTGGCGTTAATCTGGGATTTCGTATTGGCGATATTGTTAAACTGAAAGTAAAGCATGTTAAAGGCTGGCATGTTCAGATTGTCGATGAAAAGACAGACAAACCAACCAAACGAAAGATGCCAAAGAAATTCAAGAATGCTATGAGGCAGTACATCAAAGACAAGAAAGATGAAGACTTCCTCTTTCCAAGCCGAAACGGAAAGCATCAGCACATAAAACCTAACACAGCTTACAAGATCATAAAGAGAGCTGCTGAAGAAGTTGGTCTGGAAAACATAGCTACTCACTCGATGAGAAAGACCTTTGGCTTATTCATGTACGAACAAACCAAGGATGTCGCTCTGATAATGGACCTACTGAACCACTCAAGCCAGAGTATTTCACTACGATATATCGGCAAAAATCAAGATTCACAAGACCGAGCCATGACGAAGTTTCAAGGCTTTTAATTTTTTTATTTTACTATCAATTCATTGCTTTGAGGTTATGGTGATTTCATTTTATGCATGCAGGATAAACGCTTGATAAATCTGAGTTAAAACTCATGTAGCGAATTCATTAGAATATGTAAAATAAGGAATTGAGAGAGTAAAAACAAAGGAGATTGAACAGTTATGAAAGGTATTATTAAAAGACTTTTTAATAAAAGAACGACTAAACAGAAACCATTAGGAAAAATTGTAGCTGGAGTCGAAATCGAAAATTGCTCAGAATTAAAAGAGTTAACTCAAGAATGTTGTGAAGCAATCAAACACTTGAACAATTGCATTGACAAGCTAAATAAATTTGAGCTTAAAGTATCAACATCAATAATCAAATGATTGAAGTTTCAACTCGAGAAGAACGAAACCAATTTTACAATTCCAGTGAATGGAGAACGAAAAGAAGGCAAGCACTTAAACGAGATCATTACGAATGTGTATGGTGCAGGGATGAAGGCAAGGTCACGACTACTAATTTAGAAGTTGACCATATCAAGGAGCTAGAGTTCTATCCAGAATTCGCGCTTGATATCAATAACCTACGAACATTGTGCAAGGCATGTCATAATAAAAGGCATGATCGTTTTGATAAGAATGACAGAAATTTCCGAAAAGATGAATGGTGGGGGTAGGTGAAAGAACCTTAAACACCCCCCGGTCAAAAAAATCGGAAATTTTCAAAGATGTCGGTAAGCGGTCTGCACTCGACTGTCCAAATTTTTAACGAAAAATAAAAGGGGGTGGGGGGTAATGGAAGAATACTCAGAAAAAAATATAAAAGAATTAGAAAATCAGCTACTTTCTAAAATCGGCTATTTTAGTCCTAGAAAAAAGGATGCGATCCAGTACGAAAAAGTAAATCGTTATCTTTATCTTGTCAGGTTGCTATATGAGCTGAAAGCTAAACTTCATGAAGACGGATTGGTCATCACAGTTCACAACGGGCAACAAAGATTCCAAAAAGCGAATTCTCTCATCAAGGAAATCAACACAACAAGCAATCAGCTTTTGGCGATTGAGCGGTCGTTTGATTTTGAGGTGGAAAACTCGCCTGTTGAGAAACCGACGTCTGGAAGTGACCTGTTATGATTTCTCATCCGCTGATTGATGACTACATCAAAATGGCCGAGAGTGGAGAAATCGTCGTCAACAAAGAAAGAAAGCTACTGTTTAAAATCATCAAGGAGAAAATTTATCCTCGTGATGATTTGTATTTTGATAATGACTTAATTGACAAGTTCATTCGGTTTGCGGAAAAGAACTTTTTCCCTCTGGCTAAGTACCAACTTTTCTTGATTCCGTTTATTTTTCTTTTTCGGAAAGAGGATGGGGAGCCACACTTTGACGAGTATCTATACACTCTCGCTCGTGGTGGTGGTAAGAATGGGTTTATGTCTGCGAGAGATGCTTTCTTCATCAGTCCTATCTACCCTATCAGAGATTATGACGTGACTATCACTGCCAACTCTGAGAAACAGGGTAAGGTTTCATTTGAGGAGGTATATGAGACTATCCAAAGGAGAGGTCTTGAGGACCATTTTTATCTAACAAAAATGTCTATCACAGGTCGAGCGAACAACTCGGTCTTTTCTTTTCGGACGAACAATCCAAAAACTATGGACTCTGCTCGTGATGGCTGTCTTGAGTTTGATGAGATTCACCAATTTGAAGATGATAAGGCTGTCAAGGTTCAAAGGTCTGGTCTTGGTAAAATCGCTCATGCTCGGACTTTCTACAACGGGACGAATGGATATGTGCGTGAGGGATTTTACGACAAGCTGATAGAGAAGTCTATGCAAATCTTGAATGGAGAGGTTGATGATTTTAGGCTCTTCCCTTTCATCTGCAAGCTGGACAGTGCGGATGAAGTAGACGACATGAAGAATTGGTCAAAGGCAAATCCGATGTTGGATGAAAGTACGCCTTACGCTAAAAGGCTTCTTGCGAGAACTAAGGCTGACTATGATGACCTTGAGCTGGAACCGTCTGGCCGTCAGGAGTTCATGACAAAACGGATGAATCTTCCTGAAGCGGACCTTGAGAAAGATGTCACCTCTCGAGAAAAGCTAGTTGCTTGTCTGCGGTCGCCTGGTATTGACTTGAAAGGTCGTTCTTGTGTGGCTGGTTTTGACTATGCGAGCATCCGAGACTTTGCGAGCGTTGGTTTGCTCTTTAAGAATGGTGATGAGTTCATCTGGAAGCAACATTCATTTGCACGAAAAGCATTTTTGAAAGCTTTTAAGCTGAAAGCTCCTATTCAGGAATGGGCAGACAGAGGCTTGTTTACAATTGTGGACGGTCCGAGTATTGATCCTCGGCTTTTGATTGCCAAGCTGGAAGAATGGAGAAATCTTTATCAGATTGAGCTTGTATGCGCCGATGGTTTCAGAATGGACTTGTTAAAACCGCTTTTGGAAGAGGCTGGATTTGAATATGAGTTCTTACGGAATCCAGGGGCGATTCAGTCTAAGGTTGCACCAATCATTGAAGATGGATTTGCAAATGAGCGTTTTATCTTTGAGGGCGATAACTCTATGATTTGGTATACGGATAATACCTACGTCAAAGAGGACAAGGATGGCAACAAGCGTTTTTTGAAAAAAGAACCTGTCAGAAGAAAGACGGATGGTTTCCATGCCTTGATTGCTGCTCTTTACAAGAGGGAGCTGGTGCAAGAGTCGAATGTTGGGGAGTTCCTTGACATGATCGATAGCTGGGAATTTTAATAATCGGGTGGGTGGTCGGCAGAAAATGAAAGAAAGGAGGAAGTGCATTGGGGTTACTGAATTTATTTAAGCGTGAAGTGCCAGAGGTTGGTTTTGAGTTCGAGGATCTTGAGCGGATGTTTGGGAATCTGCAACTCAAAAGCTTAGCGATTGATAAGTCAGCCGAGTTCATCGCTCGAATTTTTGCTAAGTCAGCATTTAAGTATCAAGAAAACGGTAAGGCTAAGCCTTCTGATTGGGACTACTTGCTGAATGTAAGGCCAAACAAAAATGAATCTGCGTCAGACTTTTGGCAAAAGGTCGTCTATAGATTGATCACTAAGAATGAGGTCCTAATCTTTCTTACAACTGATGATCAGTTGCTTGTTGCTGACTCTTATACACGGACTAAATATGCTGTTTATGATGATGTGTTTGAGTTTGTAACTTGTAGAGGTTTCACATTTGAGAAACGTTTTCGGATGAGTGAAGTGATTTTCTTACAGTACAACAATAATCGACTGCAAGATTATATTTCTGACTTATTTGCTGATTACGAGAAGTTGCACACTCGTTTGGTCGAGGCCTTGGCTAGGAATAATCAAATCAGAGGAACTCTCAAAACCAAAAACAATGGGAGTTTTGATAAGCAGATGCGTGATAAACTCCAATCATATGCTGATGGTCTTTTTAAATCATTTAGCACCAAGACGATTGCCATTGTTCCAGCTCAAGATGGAATGGAATATTCCGAGCATACAAATACAACAGGAACTTCAAATATTTCTGTTGATGAGTTGAAGAAACTTCGTCGGCAATTTGATGATGAGGTCGCTGACGTCTTAGGGATTCCAACAGCTTTAATTCATGGAGACATGGCCAATCTGGAAAATAGCCAAAAAATGTTTAATAGTTATTGTTACCAATCACTTGTTAAGAAAATGAGTGATGGGCTTAATTTCGCCTTAGTGTCAAGATGGGAATACGAGCGCAAGAATCTATTTGTAATTATTGGCGAAGGTCAGAGAGATAAGTTTGCACTTGCTGGAAGCATTGATAAGCTTATTTCTTCTGGAGCAATGACTCGAAACGAGGTGCGCTCTGAACTTGGCTTAGAATCTGTCCCTGGTGGCGATAAATTCCTCATCACCAAAAACTATCAACTTGGTGAACAGTTAGAGAAAGGAGGTGAGAAAGAAGATGAAAGTAATTCAA